GCTATAGCCTCCCCATCTTTTTCCACAACAGACTCCTTGTTCTTCCAACGCTTTTCTGCACCGCGACGTCCATCTTCAGCGAGCTTGCGGTACTTGATGATCTCTTCGTCCGCCCGTTTGTTGTGCCAACCATCCGCTTCTTGCGTAAAGAACTCCCGCAACACCATCTCGACGGTCTCTGCGGAGGCGCGGATGCGCCGCGCCACATGGTCGACGTCGGGGAACGGACGCTCGGATTGGTAGTACAGGTCGAGCATCCGGCGGTAGGCCAGATCCTCGGCATCCGTCAGGTGTGACGTATGACTGAGGTAATCTTTGACGTTCCAGTAGTAGTAGTGCATCCGTTCTCCCGAGCCCTTTCAATCGAACCCCGTAAAGGGGGTGGAAGCCCGGGTGAAAGGGAGTAAATCCCCCGGGCGTTCGGTCTCGGGAGCGACCCGTCACCTATCCACAGAGAACAAGTTTCCTTGTTTTTTAAATTCGGTGCAACACTTTTCGCACAAGGCAGCTTGTATTACGCTCAAATTATTTGCATTCCTAACAAGTCGGGCTTAGTATGAGCTTGTTGCAACAGACTGGAGAAACTATGGCTACGCTGGGAATGCGCGTCCGCAGGCTACTCAAGGAACGCGGAATGACGCAGGCGGAACTTGCTCGCGCCGTGGGTACCAAGCAGCAAACCATCAGCTATCTTTGTGCCGCTGAACACGAGGCTACAGCCTCGCGCTACACCATCAAGATTGCAGAGATCTTGGGGGTCAACCCGAATTGGTTGGCGACCGGCGAGGGCAGCCCCCGAGACCCGACCGTCTCCATGAGTACCAACGGTACGCCGCACAAGTTCCACAGCGTGCCGATCTTCCGTGGCCACGATGAGGCGTTACGGTTTGCACGCGGCGATCCGCAGGAGCCGAGCGGTTACCTACTGACTGACCGGGGAACCCCGGGCAAATGCTGGGTATCAGAAGCTTCGGAGCCGGGGCGCAGCGGCGTTGCCGTTCAAAACGGCGACCACTTGTTTTTTGACAGATCATCAACCCCGCGCCCCAGCGATACCGTCATGGTGATGCTAGACAAGAAGCTCATGGTGCTGGGCACCTATCGCGTGCGTGGGCAGGGCTATGAAGTCATCCCGCTCAACCAAGACTTCGATGTTGTTCACTCCGGCAAAAATGCCCACATTGTGGGCGTGATGTTCGAGCGTCGGTTCTACGGTGCGTTACCGAGGTAGCAACAGATCACAGATTTTCCCGTTTGTTTACAACAAGTTGCACACTTCAATACAAATATCCTTGTCAATCCAACTGATTCCCATGATAATCATTCCCGAAAGCAACCAATTCACTGGTTACGGGAGACAAGATCATGGAAGATACCAACTTCGCCAAGTTGCGAGCCGTCAACGTCAACGAGTACGTTGAAAAGAAAAACAACCTCTCTTACCTAAGCTGGGCGTTTGCGGTTGACCAGCTTCTCCAGCGCGATCCCACTGCGACGTGGGAGTACAAGTTCGGCAAAGAAAAAAGCTTCGATCCCGACGGTCGGTTAATCGAAGACGACGTTCCCTACGTGCGCATTGGTGCCACCGCGATGGTGTTTTGCACCGTCCGCGCCTTCGGTGTTGAGCGCACCGCGCAACTGCCGGTGATGGACTACAAGAACAAGCCCATCCCGAATCCCGATTCCTTCCAAGTCAACACCGCCATGCAGCGGTGCTTGGCCAAGGCCATCGCCCTGCATGGTCTCGGTCTTTATATCTACGCCGGGGAAGACATCCCCGAAGAAGAGAAGAAGCCCGAGCCGCCTGTTGCTGAAGTCACCGTCGACGAAGTCACGCAGGCCAAGGAACTGTTGGCCAACTGCAAGACAGTCGAAGACCTGCGCAAGGTCTACGAGACCTTGAACCCCAAGCTCAAGGCGGTGTGCAAGGAGTACGCAACCGCACTGTCGAAAGGGCTGGAATGAGTCGAGAGAACATCATCAACATGGCAAAGGAAGCCGGTGCGTTCCATGAGATGCGCCCACTGATTGAGCGTGAGTACTGGGTGTTTCCGTGTATCGATGACTTAGAAGCCTTCGCTGGGCTGGCTGCTGCGTACATGGTTGCTGCTGCGGTCAACGTGCAACGCGAGAAGGTAGCGCGATGGATGATTGCCAACGGCTACGCCACTGGTCACGGCGAGAAGATCACCGATCTGCTTGAAGAGTTGAAGTGGCAGATCGATGAACGTATTGCGTCAGCTAAGGGACAGGCATGAGCGCCCCACAGAAGTCACCCGAGTGGTTCGAAGAACGCAAGGGCAAGCTCACTGCCTCCACGTTCGGGCAAGCCGCTGGCATGGGCCCGGGTTCTCGCCAACAGTTGTGGCGCAGGACGATGGGACTTGAGACCTTTGAGGGCAACCCGGCAACGCAGTGGGGCGAGGAGCACGAGGACAACGCTGTCACCTCTTACGCCAATCGCACATGGCCGGAACCAAGAATCGAGCGCGTCGGCTTCGTCGTGCATCCAGCACACGCATGGTTGGGGTGCTCACCCGACATGCTGATTAACGACGACGGCATCGGCGAGATCAAGTGCCCGTACAGCCAGCAACTGTACGACGCCATCCCGCCCTACTACATGGCGCAAGTGCAAGGGCAACTTGAAATTACCAACAGACAGTGGGCAGCCTTCATCTGTTGGACGCCGCAAGGTATGAAGGTCTGGCGAGTAGCTCGGTCAACCGAATACTGGGACTGGCTGCATTTACGCCTTGCAGATTTCTGGACATGGGTGGTGGCGAAGATCGAACCGCCACGCGACAAGAAGGTGAAGGAGAAGGACATCCCGAGAGTCGGGGTTGATTTGATCTACGAAGGAGAAAGCTAATGCAATACGACAATACGAATACTGGGATGCTTCGCAGGAATCAGAACAAACAGAAGGACAACCACCCTGACTATCGCGGCAAGATCAATGTCAACGGCACGGAGTTTTGGCTCTCGGCATGGATTAAGGTGGGTCGCGAAGGCACCAAGCTGGCAGGCGAGAAGTACATGAGCCTCTCGGTGCAGCCGATGGAAGAGCAGCCACCGCGACATTTCACGAACAACGCCAAAGGTTACCCGCGTCGTTCTCGCGATGATGGTGCGCGTGATGTACCTCGTCGGTCTACCAGTAGCGATGACAGTGAGTTCGGTCGCGACGAAATTCCATTCTGAGGATAGCGATGCAAGAGTTCATCAAGATTCGTGGTTGGGCACACGCTCGCAATCTCGTACACGGCAGCACTCCAGAGAAACAGATGGTCAAGCTCGTCGAAGAGATCGGCGAGTTGGCTGCCGGGTTAGCGCGTGGTGACTCACGCAAAGTCATCGACAGCATTGGAGACGCGGTAGTGGTGCTGACGATTCTGTCCGAACAGATTGGCGTCAACATTGAAGAGTGCATCGTCATGGCCTACGACGAAATCAAAGATCGCAAAGGCAAGATGGTCAACGGCGTTTTTATTAAGGAAGGCGATTGAGTTACGGGGGAAAGCGGATGCTGGTGAGTTCCCGGAAACACCACCGGATGAGAGAAGGCACCAGTGCAGCGAGTACCCCACCCACACAACAAGGAGGAAACATGGAGTTCATTCTCAAACTAAACATTGAACAGATCAACACGATCCTGCGCGGACTGGACATGCGCCCGCATGGCGAGGTACGGCAAGTGCTGGACTACATCATTAACGAAGTCAACCAACAGCAAGCCCCAGCGGCTGCGCCCTCGGCGGAGGCTGAAGAGATTCCGAGGCACTGACTATGGACGACACCATGACTTTCGTGTCGACCACAAGCAATCCGCAGGAGACGATCTCTCTGACGATCAAGTCGAATTCGTTGGTAGAGGTAGTCGGTGCCTTTGAGCGCTTCTTGCGCGGCGCAGGCTACTGCTTTGAAGGCAACCTTGAGATCGTCAAGAACATAGAAATTACGGCCAACGAGTCCGATCATTTCTAGGGGAACGACATGTATGACGACATACCAAAGGCAGCGCGGTTCGTTGTGAACCTGCTTAGCGTGGTTGGATTTTTGACCGTTGGGTGGATTGCCGTTGGGATTTTTGTAGGCATCAGCATTCGTGCTGCTAAATGGGTGATTGCATTATGAGTGAAAAAGCAACTATTGGATTGCGGGACATCGCCAAGCGCATCGGCGTCTGTTATGAGACAGCGCGTCGTTGGGCGAACGAGGGTCGTCTGCCTGTGTTTAAGCTAAATGGCGTGGGCCGGTGGCGAGCGTTCACCGAGGATGTTGACGCCTACATCGAAAAGCACAAGAATGAGGCCGCCGCTTGGTCGAGTAGTTAAGCGTCATCGGGAGACTGACGATGACACTTTACAAAAGGGGTAACACATGGTGGTACCGCTTTACCGATGCTAACGGTACGTTAGTGCGGGAGAGCGCGAAGACCTCTGACAAGAAATTGGCAGAGCGAATCGAGATGAAGCACAGGCAGGAGCTGATTGAGTCACACAAGCTGGGCATTGCACCGGATCGGCCATTTGAGGAAGCCGTGAAGTTCTTCCTCAGAAAGAAGGATCTGGAGAAGCTGCGCTCGGTGGACTGTTATGACCAGCAACTGCGGTGGTGGACAGAGAAATTTAAGAACACCACCTTGCAACAGATTGACGAGGCGAAGATTGTCGCGGCGATCAATGACAAGGCCAAAGAAAAAACGCACATGGGAAGTCCTAAACCGGCGACCTTAAATCGTTACTTGTCGGCGTTGCGAGCGTGCTTGAATGCCGCAGAGAAGGCGCGGTGGATAGTACGTGCTCCGAAGATTGAGGAGTACAAAGAGCCCAAGGTGCGTGTTCGCTGGTTGACTTTGCAAGAGCGAGCGCGACTCTTGGGTGCAGCACCGGATCATTGGGCTGCGTTAATTCGGTTTTCGCTGGCGACAGGATTACGACAATCGAATGTAGTGGAGTTGCGTTGGCAGTGGGTGGACATGGGTACGCGGACGTTGACGGTACCGGGGGCGTACTTCAAGAACGGTAATGAGTTTTGCATACCGCTCTCGGAGGAGGCGATGCTGGTGTTGCGGGAGCAGTTAAACAAGCACCACGAGTTTGTGTTCACCTATCAGGGGCGACCGATGCCTGCGTTGCAGCACACGGAATGGAAGGCGATTTTGGCGAAGGCTGACATCACCAACTTTCGGTGGCATGACTTGCGGCATACGTGGGCGACCGACATGGTGAAGGCGGGTTGTCCGTTGCATGTTTTGCAGAAGTTAGGAGGGTGGGAGACGATTCAGATGGTGATGAAGTACGCCCACCATGACGTCGAATCGCTGCGCCAATTCGTAGAAGCACAAAATTGGCACAGTGAACCTCGAAACAAGATGCGTCTGGTTAGGGGAGTAGGCTGAAAACCCGCATGTTTACTGGCGGAGAGGGTGGGATTCGAACCCACGGTACCTTGCGGTACGCCTGATTTCGAGTCGCAACCATTTCTACTACTTTTCCTATTTTTTTCAACTACTTAGGCGCTTTTCTGCACGATCAAGCGGCACTTGTTCCTACAGATTCCTGCCTATGAAAACTGGGTACTACAGAAAAGCTCTGGCACAAAATTGGCACAGTCAAACCGCCTTACTTTTTCTGAACGGTACCACTTTCTTAGCCACGTTCTTCGGCTGCGGAACGAACTGTTTGCCCTTGGCGTCGCCCTCGGCTTTGGCCTTGTTGGTTGCTGCCTTCTCTGCCGGAGACAGGGCATCCCAAGCTTTGGCCGGTAGGTACCGCTTCTTCCCTTCCGACGGCTTCCCATCCGACGTGCGCCAGTCTTCCTTCGTCCACTTGGACAGGGACTTCTGAGCGGAGCTTTTGCCCCCGCTGTAGCCGCCGCCTGCCTTCTCGTACTCGGAGGCCAGTAGCTGTGCCTTCCGGGCTGACCATTCCCCCGGGTCACCGCCCTTACCACCCGCCATGATCTTGTTCTTCAGCCGCTCTCGCAGCGACGGTTTGGTGTAGCCCATCACTCGCCTCGCTTCCGCTCAATCCGAATGTCCTCGGCACGTTTGGCCAGCTCGATCTTCAGGGCTGCCAGTCTGTCGATCTCAACCCGCTTCTCATCGCCCGACATCTCCGTGTCCTCCTCAATCATCTGCTGCCGCTTGGAGATCGTGGACATCTTGTCGCCGATGTTGGAGTACAACTTGTTCAGCACAATCAGGCCACGCTTGTTGTCCAAATACTCCTGCGCCTTATCGATGTCCCCTGCTGCGAGATACGAGCGGTAGTCCGCCATCGCCGTGGCGATCTCCTTCGAGTTCTCGTAGAAGCTGGTGATGTACTTGGACTGGTTAGCTGGCACTTCCTTAACGAAGTTACCCACCACGAACAGATCGTCGATCTTCTTCGACGGGCTCTCACCCTCTTTAAACGGACTGGCCAAGGTGGTCGACGTCGTCTGGATTACCGTGCCCAACCAGCCCAGATACCCACGGATCATGTAGTCGTACTGGATGGGCGAGATCTTCATGTTGTTGGCGTTGATTGCACCACCCGTCACGCTCGAGGCGAACTCCGCAAACATTGCATTCACCTTGCCCAGCGCAACAGCCGCGCCAGAGGTGTTCGGGTTGACGCGCATCTCCGGCGACAGACGCTCCTTACCCATCGACTCGATAGGCCGGTCGGTGAAGCCATCCTTGTTCCGCGCAATGTCGTAGAGCGGACGCACGATCTGCGGGATCGGGTTGATCGCAAGGTTGTCGTGGAGGATCGCCAACACTCGAGCCCCAAAGACCTTGCCCTCCACCTGCGAGTCCACCATCTGTTCGGTGAACCGCTCCACAATCGAAGCCACTGCGCCCATCTCAAATGGCTTGGGCACACGCACAATGTGGTTCGTGCCGGGGATCTTGAACCAGAAGAACGAGTCGCGATCCCACTCTTCCCGCTTCTTCCAATCGTCGTCGTCCTTCTGCGACAGATACAGCGCCAGACCCACAGCGGTCACCGCACCGAACGTTGAACTTCATCGCTTTCTGTCGTGCGCTTTCGTCGGCATTACCCACCAGAACGTCAAACGTCGGCGTGATGCCATCGCGACCCAGCTTGTACATGCCCTGCAAGCGAGCGTTGAAGTACGGCAGGATCATCGACGCATAACGAATTGCAACCCACGAACCCTGCAAGCCGAAGTCCTGTAGGTCACGGGCAGCGTAAGCCGCCTCGAGGTGCGACGCACCCTTGGCTCGCATCTGTTCATACAGTGCAATACGGTTGGCGTTCTCCGACGCATCAGAGACTTCGTCGTACTTGTCTTGGAACTTCTTGAACCACGCCTTGGCCTTCTCATCCGTGGTCAGGATGTCTGCCTTCTCCACTCCCTTGTTGATGAGCCGCTTCACAGACGAAGCCTTGTCGCCATCGAAGGCGTTACCAAGGGTGAACAGCGCACCACCCACCAGTGCCTCAGCGCGGTTGTCCTTGTATGCCCTCCACCCCTGCATCACGTTGGTCATCGGGTTCTTGTCTAGCTCAGACAGACCAATCGACTGGATCGAATCACGGATCAGGTTGTTAATCTTGAAGGTTGGCGACAGGGAGATGAGGCGAGTCAGTGTCGTCTTGAACTCACGCGCCATCGTCGTCCACATACCGTAGGTAGGAATCGACGCCACCGCATCCAACGACGCCAGCAGGAACTCGTCCTCGATGTTGTGATAGACCTCCTTACCGTTCTCCATCGTCTTCACGGCATACTTCAAGGCCACTACATTTCCATCTTTGTCCTTGCCGAAGCGGTTGTCGACTTGCGTCAGACGCGAGACCACACCGCCCATGCTGGACGCCGCCTTTAACGTCTCGTTGGCCGCAGCGTTCTTCATCGAGGCTGACAGGATGTGCGACCAGTTCAGCAGGACGTTCTGCATCAGGTCGTTCAGCGGACGCTCGGAGCCCTTTAACTTCTTCGACAGATACTGACCGACCGCAGCCGAGGAGGTGTTGGCCGCAGACAGCGTACCGTCCTCATCCATCTGCCGGTAGAACGGTACATACCAGATGTCTTCGGAGAACCGCTTGAAGGCAGCCGCATCGATGAGGCCAGCTTCTTTGGCAACCTCGAGAACAGATTTGTTCAGCTCGTTCATCTGACGCTGCGTCTCAGCGTATGCCGCGTACCGGGACTTGCCATCCTTCATCGTCCCTTGGTTCAACTTCTGTAGCGCCTTGATCTCCTCGGGCTTGAAGAAACGCTCACGCTCTTCCTTCGCCAGATTGGATGCACGGTTAGCTGCAAGCCACAACAGGAAGCGATCTGTCTCACCACCTAACGGACGCATGATCTCGATGAGACCCTTCGTGCCCTTGCGGATGTTCAACGCACCGTCATCGTAGTAAGCCTGACCGTAGTGCAGCAGACCTTCCACCGCACCATCGGTGGCGGAAGACATACGCAGCATCATGTAGGCCTTGAGATCGATGTCTCGTACACGACGGAATCTATCGAACGTACCCTGCACCACACGCAGCCACAGGTTGGGCTTCAATGCCTCGAGGCGCTCACCAATGCTAGGCGGTGAGTAGTGACCCTTGGCCAGTGCAATGTTGCGCACGTTCTCCGGTAGGTCGTCGTACTGCGCCTCGTAGTCCTTGCGACGGAACATCGGTAGGCCATCTTCTGCAACAACCTGACGCAGTTTCTCCGGAACCACGAAGCCAAGCTGCTGTCCAGTGCCATCGATCTGCATGACCTCGACCGTGCCGCCAAACTTCTTCAGCACTTCCTTGGCAACAGACTGAACAGTCTGGTTGTAGTACGGACGCAGATCGGTGTTGTAGAACTCAAGGTCGTCGCCGGAGATCTTGATGCCATCGCCGCTCTTGATGATCGCTTCGGCCATCTCTTTGCCGACTAGGCCGGGAAGATCCTTCTCTTTCACGCGGCTCTTGCTGGTGATCGTCTCGCCATTCTTAGAGGCGCTAATCTCCCAAGTGCCATCATCGTCGTTCTTGCCAGAGTAGATGGTATCCACCGTCTTGCGCAGATCGTACCGCTGGTTCTGCTGCTCGCCCGTTGTCCACGCGATACGGTCGACGCCTTTGTCTTGGGCGTATGCAATCGCACGCTTAATGAGAAGTGCAGTCCATGCGCGAGTGTCATCAACAAACGGCGCAAGCGGAACGTCCTCCTTGCCTTGGCGTAGATCTTGACCGCGCTGGCTTTGAAGCTCCTCAAGGAATAGAACGTCATTGCCCTGCGTGTCCTTGCGGATGTTCATGCGTAGCCAGCCAATCGCACGACCACCGGTTACGTCACCATAGTGCGTCTCGTCGCCAGCCTTGTACCTCTTGATCTTGCCCGTAGCGTCCATTAGGGCAAGCTCGACATAATCTCTTCCCCCGGGAATCACTAGCTTGCTGTTGTTGTGCTTCGTGCCGGGTTCATCGGTTACCAGCCCAAGCTCATTCAACAGTTCGTCGCGATCCAACGTCATTGGATCAACCACCATTTCATCTTCGCGCCCGACGTACATGTCGTTGTACATCGCAACCAACTCGCCAAAGCTCACAAACCGACCTTGGCCATAGAGCAGTACGTCGTTAAGCTTGTACTTGTTGCTACCGATGAAGTTCAGGACTTCCTGCTTGGTGATCTGTCGATCCTGTTGCGCAGGTAGATCCAGCCAATTCTCGATGCCAGTCCACTCGATCTCTTGGCTCTTAACGCCGGGAAGCTTGGAGAGGATCGCCTTCCAATCCTTGGCCTGTGCTTTCTCCTGCTTAGCACCACGAGCCTCACGCTCGAGCACGGAGTAGAACGTAGGAGCCCCGGACTGACGGGCAAGCGCAAGCTCCGCTGGTTGTGCAGCAGCGGCACGCTCACCTTCAATGACGAAGCGACGGGCATTGGCAACGATCTCGCGCACGTCGTTGTCCGACATGTAGGTAATGCCCAGCGTCTCGCGAGCCCACCTGCGGATAGCTGCAAAGATCTGGCGCAAGGCAACGAGGAAGTCGCGGGTCGGCGCTTCCCTGCTCTGCGCCATATCAGCAAGGACTTCCTCAACAGCATCCTGTCTGGTCAGTCCTTCTTTCTTCATCATGGCATCTGCCAGCTTACGAACGGTCGCATTGCCGTTGTAGATCTGATCCATCGTCTTGCCGAAGTTATCGCCAAGAATAGAGCGCAGACCAAAGTGACCAGCGACTTCGTGCATGACCGTGATGCCAACGTCCTTGTTGTCGACCAGACTGTCGGCAATCAGGTACACCTCACCACGCCAGTAGATCCCCGGCACCTTGCCGTTCGCTTCGGCGCGGGTGATGAACTGCTGCAAGACTAGGGGAAGATCCTTCTCCGACTGCACCACGTTGATCGTCGGTACGTTCTTCCACAGCTTGACCATGCGGTCAACGAAAGTACCAACAGCCTCAACAGACATGCCCTTGCCGCCACGGGTCTGGCGGAACATGGGCTTGTTGACCTTCGAGGCACGCTCGACTCTGGCGTTCTTGTTCTCGCCATCGACGATCAAGTCGTGGGTCATGATGCTGTTGTAGCCATCCTCAACAGCCTCAGTCCACATCTGCTTGCCTTCAGCGGAAAGGTTGTCCCATGCAACGTGCGGCGAGGAGCCGTCGTCGTTGTCCTCCCAATCCTCGATGACCTTCTGCTTGTCGACCTTGGTCTTAGCGATCTTCTCGTCGGCTTTCTTCTGTTCTTCGTCGCGCCTGGTCGGCTCGGTCTTCTCGTCGACCTTGGTGACCTTGGTGCGCTTGGCCTTCTGCTTCTCTTTGATGTCCTTCTCGACGGTCTTCTTCTCCGTCGTTACGGTTTCTTTCTTCCCGCCTTGCGCAGGCTGATTGCCAACGCTTGCTTGACCGCCTGCTGTTTCGTCTTTGGCTTGCTGCTGCCGATTGTTCCGTCCTTCTTCCAGTCGTCCACCAGTTCCTTCACGTTTTGGCTGACCACCTTGTTGCTCTTGCCCGACTTGAGTGGCATCTGTTTTCTCCTGTGTGGTTGCCGCAGTTGCGGTAGGCGTCTCCGCAGTTGCGGTGACTTTGGGCTCCTGATATGCGAGCGGCTTCTTCTTGGTACCGTCCTTCACCCATGACTTGAAGGCGTCGGCAGGCATCTCGCTGATTGCGCCAAGCCCCTGCCATCCAGTCTGGTAGTTCGCCAGATAGCCAGCCTGCGCTTCCTCGATGGTGTTAAATCCAAGAAGCGCCTTGTGCTCGTCGAACGAACCATCCGGGTTCTTCTGGTCGACCACGAACACCTTGGTGCTCTCCGGGTTCGGGCCGATGAAGACATCGACGTGATCCTTGTCGTTGCCCTTGGAGCCCTTCACGTAGCCGTAGTGGTGCGCCATGTCGGTACGCCATGCCTTGCCGCTGGCGTCCGTGCCGCTGCGCTCTGAGCCGCGTGGATTCTCGATGGAGATGTCGAGACCCATGAGCTTGATGCCGCCCTTCTTGTAATTGCCTGCGGCCTTCTGTGCCTCCGTCGGCTGCGGCAGATCGTTCTGCTTGGAGGTCGCTGCTTGGTTCGCCGCCTCGTCGATCTTGGTGGTGAGGTCAGACTTCGGACGACCCTCGATAAAGTAGAACGTCCCGCCGCCCGTCTCCTTGGAACGCTTGCCCTGACGGATCTGGAACTCCATGTCATCAACAGAGCTTGTGTAACCACCCTCTCTTTTACCAGTTTCCTTGTTAATCGGGCCGAACAAAAACGTCTCGGCTTGGCTCATGGATACAAACCGATTGGCCACCGGCTCACCACCGGTAGAGAACGCAGGCAAGACTTGGAAGCCTTGTTTGGCAGAGACCAGATCCTCACCAGACATGGCCAGCGTGCCAGTCTGTTGATCTGTTCCGGGCAGGCTCACTGGTTGAGCTACCCCCTCCAACTCCTTGGTCTGTTCGTTCGGGGTAACAGACTCACGCTGAATCAGCGGCTCGTTGGCTCCCATGTTGGAGCCCACTGCGGTAGAAGCCGTCTGACCAAACGCCGCTTGGATGTCG